TAAAGATAGGGGTATGGGGGAAGAATGGAAAAAAGAGGAAGCGCACCAGCTCCCTCTTTCTCGTTATTCGTTTTCGTCAAACATCTTTCCGAATCCAGTTAGCAGCCATCGTGCGCTAACTCCGTATTCTCGTACCATCGGCTGTAGCCAGGAGACCTGGAACCAGCCTCTATCAAGATCCTTTTTTTGTGCCAGGAAATTGCGCCTGTCAATGTCATTCAGTCTGCAATAGGTATTCACACCTCGGATCTTTTTCATTGCTATGATTGCATCCAGCGCATCATAGAATCTCTGAATTATCTGTTTGCTCACTGGTGTATTCATTGCTTTTTGAATATGTATGGAAGCGACAACCCAGTTTCATATAGCCTAAATCCGTTTTGGCTTTCTATGAATAGTGAATAGTTGCGATATATCTCCTTGCTTGATTTACGGTACAAAGTAAGTGCATTTGCATCGTAGGAAACTTTATAGAAGCAATCCACACTTTCGTACTCATCAAGCGGTTTTTTCTTATATACGCATTCTCCGTGTGCTTCTCCCATATATTTATACCCATCCATAAAATCCTCCACACGAAGCTCTATTGGCTCATTGTATTGAACACCAAATTCAATTATATCTGGATCTCCAAGCAGCTCATTACTGAGGTTTGAGTATTGATAATCTGCAAAAGTTCCATTAAACACAGATAATGCCTTTTGTTGCTTCTCAGTATATGGCTGCTCATCATCTTTAGAGCATCCGCAAAGAATGAATTGCAGTGCTATCACAATTATTGCAAATATCTTTTTCATATCAATGTGTTTTCAATAAATTGTACATCATTATTCAACTCCAGGAGGCTTTCTGTTTCCTCTCCTTTGATTCTCGCTGCTGTTATCGCACAAGCTATCTCTTTCTTTACATCCAGGATCATTTCAGAATTTACCTGGTGATTTGTGATAGCATCCTTGTATAGGTCTAACACCTTTCTGTAATAAGTTACCATATCCTCAGATTTATTTGTTCATATTTTCAATGATTGTAAGCAGCCTGTCTATCTGCTCATCTTTCTTTTCCAATAGGCAAATGAATTTATGCACCGTGTTCCCATCTGTATGCTGGGTTATATTGTTCCCCTTTGCTGATTGTTGGATGATATTGTGTCCCTCTGCCATTTGTGATTGAGCCTCTTGGGTTATATATCTGGTTATATCACCAAATTTCTCTTTCAATATCGCCAATTTATCTGGTGGAAGTGTCTTTTTCCCAGTCTCTATGTCTGAAATAAAGTTCTGGTTACATCCAAACAGTTCCGCAAGCTCTACCTGCGTGAGTTTTTTATCTATTCTAAGTCGCTTCAAATCAATTTGTTCCATAACTCGCTAAATATGTTTAATAATTTTTGTTGAAAATATCGGCTATATTATTTGGTTATATCGCTGATAATATATATCTTTGCAACAATTAAACATTGTAAGTGGCGCAAATATACGAAAATATGTTTGTGTAACACACATTTTAAGCATTAAAAATATGGCAAAGAACAGATTTAGGAAACATTACGATGCTCTACCTCCGAAAGCAGCAAAGGCTCCAAAGTCAGCTTTCGTGGACGAAATAGCTGAATTGTGCAAGGTGCATCCTGCTACTGTTAGGTGCTGGATATACGGAACACAAAAGCCAGATGCTCTTAGGAGATCCATTATTGCGGAGCATCTTGGGATTCCAGAAAATGAATTATTCGATTAGCAACTCTCTAAATGCAACACCGATGAGTTTTTCAACATTAACAAATTTGATTCAGCTTTGCGTATTCGCATTGCTTGGCTTGTGCTCTTTAATTGGGGCTTTATTCTTTGGTGCGTGGTGGCATTTATTTACTGCTGCTATATGCTTCGTGTTCTGTCTCGTTCTGTACTTTGATGATGAGTATGGGACGGAGAGCGTACAATCTTATCTATCCCGCAAATTCAGTAAGTGATATGGCTGTTACTTTAGAGCTATATGAGGTAAAAAATCTCTGTATGGAAATGGCAGAGCTGGGGGCTGCAAACTATGTGAAGCAGACCAGACCAGGAGAGGATCTTATTTCCCAAAGAGAGGCTTACCGACTATTCCAGGAGACAAGGGTAAAACGCTGGGTAAGGATTGGCGTTGTATCTGGATCCAGGGCTGGTAGTACATCACGCTCTAAAGTTCTCTATTCAAGGGCTGAGCTACTGGCAGCGGATAAGTCTGAAAAGTTAAACTCTTTAATAAACAAATGATTATGCAAAAGATCGTATTGAAAAGCCTTAGCCTAACGAATTTCAAGGGCGTAAGGAGCCAGGAGATCGTTTTCTCAGAGCAGGGAACTGTAATAAGTGGGGAGAACGGAACTGGCAAGACTACCATCTTTGATGCTTTCCTCTGGCTGTTGTTCGGCAAGGATAGCTCTGGTAGATCAGATTCCAACTTCAACATTAAAACGCTGGATCCTCAGACGGGAAAACCCATCTTGCACCTGGAGCACTCTGTTTGTGCTGTTCTGGATGTAAATGGCAGAGAGCTTAAGCTTCAGCGCAACTATGTAGAGAACTGGGTTAAGCCCAGAGGTACCACAGAGGAAACTCTGAAAGACCACAAGACAGAGTGCTATATCAATGATGTTAAGGTGGGCACGAAAAAGGAGTATGATGCGGAGATCAATGCCCTCATTCCAGAGGATGTGTTCAAAATGATCACCAACCCTTACTACTTCAACTCTCTCAGACCAGAGACGCAAAAGGATATGTTGCTGGAAATGGCTGGCAATATTACCGATGCTGAGGTGGCTGCTCTGAATCCAGAGTATGTGAAGCTTCTGGAACAGCTCTCTGGCAGACCTCTTGCCCAGTACGCTAAGGAGGTGGCAGCAAAGAAGAAGGCTTGCAAGGATGCTCTGGCTGTTATTCCGAGCCAGATAGACACGGCAAACAGACTGAGACCAGCCAGTGAGGATTGGGGTGCCCTGGAGAAAGAGCTGGCAGATAAAAAGGAAAAACTGGCTGATATAGATGCCCAGATTTCCGACAAATCAAAGCTCAATGAGCAGGAGTACCAGCGCAAGGCTGCGGTACAGAAGCAGATCGGAGATAAGCGTATAGCTCTGGTGAACGCTGAGAACGCTATCAGAAGCAATGCGAGTGCTGATGCCAGAAAAGCTGCAATGGAGCTGAAAGATCTGGAGTACAAGCTACAGAGCCAACAGAATGATATTGTCCGCAAGAAAGAATCAATCTCATCTATCAAAAGGGAGATAGATTCCCTGGTGGCTTCAATGAATGCTCTCCGTGCTGACTTCCACAAGATCCGTGCTGAGGTTATAACATATCCAGATGGTGCTTTCGTTTGTCCTACTTGTAAGAGACCTCTGGAGGTTGAGGATATTGAAGCAAAACAGGCAGAACTACAGGCTAACTTCAACCAGGAGAAAGCAAGCAAGCTCAAAGCGAACCAGGAAAAGGGAAAAGCCTTTTCTGCCAAAAAGGATGAGTACCAGAAAAAGCTGTCTGCATACGAGCAGGAGCTTAAGGATCTGGAGAGCCAGGTAGAGACTACACAGAAACTGATTGAGACCAAAAAGGCAGCGATTCCAGAGGAACAGGATGCCGATGCTCTGATAGCAGCGGATCAGAACTGTATCAACCTCAGAAACGAGATTGCAGAACTTGGAAACCAGCTTAAGATGGAGGCAAAGCCTGTAGATGTATCAGAGTTGCAGAGCGGAAAGCGTGTGCTCTCAGAAGCCATTACAGAGCTTAACAAACGCCTGGCAAATCGCTCTCAGATTGAGAGGGTGGATAAAGAGATAGCAGACCTGGAGGAGAAGCGTGTAGCCAATAACCAGGAGCTTGCCGATCTGGAGCGTTGGGAGTTCACCGCTCTGGAGTTCAAGAAAGCAAAGGATGCAAAGCTGCTGGAGCGTATAAATGGAATGTTCCAGGTCGTTTCTTTCAACTTCGTTTCTGATCAACTGAATGGTGGAGAAAAGCTCACTTGTGTATGCACCGTGAACGGCACTCCTTATCCCGATGTGAATGCTGCTGGCAAGGTAAACGCTGGACTTGACATTATCAATGCAATATGTTCCGCAAAGGGCGTATCTGCTCCGATCTTCATAGACAACAGGGAGAGCGTAAACCAGATTATTCCTACTGTCTCACAAGTTATCAATCTGGTTGTAAGTAAGGATAAATCTCTAACAATTAAATAGCTATGACACAGAACAACGCAACAGCAGTGGTACAGGCTGCAAACACAAAGGCTGGAGCTGTAGCAGAGCAGCGCAAGCCAGTAGATGTGCTGAAAAGCATAATGAATGCTGAGAGTGTACAGCAGCAGTTCAAGAACGCCCTGGGCAAGAACGCTGGCACCTTTGTAGCCTCGGTTATTGACCTATACAACGGTGATACAGGTCTCCAGCAGTGCCAGCCTAAACAGGTGGTTATGGAGGCTCTGAAAGCAGCGGTTTTGCACCTCCCTATCAACAAGGCTCTGGGATATGCCTATGTGATTCCTTTCAAGAACACAAAGAAAGTAAATGAGAAATGGGTTAAGGTCTATGAGCCAGTTTTCCAGATGGGCTACAAAGGATATATCCAGCTCGCTATGCGTACTGGGCAATATCGTACAATCAATGCGGATGCTGTCTATGAGGGTGAGCTTCGCAAGGTAAACAAGCTCACTGGAGAGATCGCCTTTGATGGTGAACGCACCTCTGATAAGGTGGTTGGCTACTTCTGCTACTTTGAGCTTTTGAACGGCTTTAGCAAGACACTGTATATGACTGTTGAGCAGATGGCAAACCACGCCAAAAGATACAGCAAGGGGCTTGTTAAGTATGATGATGCTGGCAACAAGGTAGATGTAACAGTGGATAGCTTGGTAGCCCTGGCAGATCTCCCAATGGCTCCAGACAGTAAGACTGTAGGCTGGCTCGGAAACTTTCACGGAATGGCAATAAAGACGGTGATCCGAAATTTACTCAGTAAATACGGCTATCTCTCCGTTGAAATGCAAAATGCTATCTCCAACGACTATGAGGGGGATGATGTTACAGATGGCAGGGACACCCTGATCCAGAACAATGCCAACGCTCAGACTGTAGATATGGCAGATGTGGACTATCAAGAGGTGGAGGATGCAAAGCAGCTCCCAGGTAGTGAAATGGAAGATCCAGGCTATTAAATCAGTAGGATATGGAATTGAAAGTGTTAGGCAGTTCAAGTAGTGGAAATTGCTACATCCTGGATAACGGAAATGAGGCTCTGATCCTGGAGGCTGGAATCCGTTTCATAGATGTAAAGAAAGCTCTTGGTTTCAACCTTAGAAAGGTTGCTGGCTGCTTAATAACTCATCAGCATAACGATCACGCTAAATATATCAAGGCAATGGTGGAGAGCTGTTTCTATACTTTGGCACTTCCAGAGGTGTGGGCTGCAAAACAAGTTACTGGCTCTCGCTGTATTGATGTGAAGCCAGGCAGAGGCTACAAACTTGGAAGATTCAAGGTGATGCCGTTCTCCGCTTGCCACGATGTACCTTGTGTTGGTTATCTGATTGAGCACCCAGATTGCGGTAGGCTGTTCTTTCTCACTGATAGCTGTATGTGTGAGTACCGTTTCGTTGGGCTGAATAATGTGCTGGTGGAGTGTAACTACTCCGATAAAAAGCTCATTGAGGCAATTAGAGACGGTCGTACACTCCCCTCTCAGAGAGAACGCCTAATGACCTCTCATTTTGAGTTGCATTCGTGTAAGTCGTTCCTGGCTGCTAATGATCTTTCCCAGGTTTCAAATGTGGTGCTCTTGCACCTCTCAGACAACAACAGCGATGAGCCGTTTTTCGTGTCTGAGATTGAGAGGCTGACAGGAAAGGCTGTGTATGCTGCCAGACCAGGTTTAACAATCAACATAGATAAGATGTAGGTATTATGGCAAAAGTGCTGGTAGAGAAAAAAGGAGGGCTTTTCAATCTTGCGCCCCTGTATTCCTGGTTTAGCCAGGTGTGCGATGGGATATACAGGATTGAGGTTAAAAAAGTCCGTAAGCCCAGATCTAACGATCAGAACGGATGGCTGTGGGGTTGCATTTACCCTATGCTCCTGGAGGCTCTACTGGATGCTGGCTGGGAGTTCGTGAGTGTGGAGCAAGTACACGAGTTTTTCAAGGCGCAAATGACAGCGGACAAAGTAGTGAACAAACATACAGGAGAGATTATAGAGTTCCCTGGTTCAACTGCAATGATGGACACCGTTACATTTTCAACCTATTGCGAAAAGCTGAGGGAGTACGCAAGAGAGTTCCTTAACATTGAAATACCAGATCCAGATCGCTTTTGGAAAGATGAAAAGAATACCCAACGCTGTAGTGTCGGAGCTGATACGGTTGATACCGATACTGATAAATAGCATCCCTCCAGGGCAAAGCCTAAGAGTACAGAATGCAATGAGAATAACAAATAAATTGGTTAAAAAACTAAAGACATTAAAAGATGAGCAAAATTGAAATTGAAAAAAAGAATGTGGAAGCTGCTTATAAAGTGGCTGATGAGAACGGCAAGAAACTGCTGGAAGCCTTGTTTGGAAAGGATGCAAAGGCGAACACTCCAAACTTGGATGATTACAAGACAATTAAGAGCTATGAGGATGCTTGTGAGGCTCTTGGAATTAAGCCTATTCTCTATACGGATGAGAATGACAAAGAGACTGTTGTAGCAACTGGCTCACAGCATTTCATAGCACCGAAACACCTTGTGGCACTCTACAAGCTGGAGACTATCAGCCGTGCCCTCTGGGGGCGTAACTGGGAACCTATGCCAGATGCCGATGGATCAAAGTGGTTCTACTATCCGTATTTTGCCCTCTGGACTAAGGATGAGCTTAACAGTCTTAATGAAAAACAGAGGGGTGCCCTCCTGTCTGCTCATACGGCTGATGGTGCGGATGCGGGTTTCGGTTATCTGTCTACGAGTGCTCGCTCCTCGATTGCGACTGCGACCCTTGGGTTCCGCTTGTGCCAGGAAACCGAGGAAAAGGCTGCATATTTCGGGCAGCAGTTCATTGAGCTTTGGGCTGAATACTTGAAATTCAACTTTGAGGTAGGAGAGCGTTTGTAAAGAAGTGTGTTTGACAAACATATTCATTAACTAAATTCAAAACGCAATGAAAGATGTAATGTTATCTGAAACTCCTATCGAACAGAGGGAGCAAATTATGAAGGATAGCTGCGATCAGATTCTGGAACGGAGCTATACCAGAAAGTTTGACCAGGCAGAGATCAACGAAAAACGGTCTGAACTGGCTAATGTATCTATCCAGATGCAAGAACTTGAACAGGAACTTGCGGAGCATAGAGCAACCATCAAAGGTAAAATCAAACCTCTTTCCGAGCGGAGAGGTAAGATTCTGGACGAGCTGAAATCTGGAGGTGAATGGATCAAGGGAGACTGCTACAAGTTTGTGGATGATGAGGAGGGTATGGTAGGTATCTACTCTCCAGAGGGCTACAAGCTGGAGGAACGACCTATGACACAGGAGGAAAGGCAGCGTAATGTTTTCCGTGCCCTCAGAGACGGAAATAAGACCTGGGAGGAAGTGCCAGCTACAGGTACGGACAACTAATTTATCAACATTTTAATTCTTACTACAATGGAAGAAAAAGAAAAAGGTTTGACAGTGAACATTGAGCACTACACAGGCGAAAAGCCTATTGAGGTGGTTTACCGTATTGGTAATGCTCCAAAAGCTGTTGAGGCTCTGCCTACAAAGGAGCCTATCAAGGTGAAAGTTTCTGGCGTTATCTCCACGCCTTTTGACTGGCTGGAAAAGCGTATTGACACCGTGGATCAGAAAAAGGCAAATATCCTGGTGGATCGTGAGAAAATGACTATCACCCTTACCGTGAATGAGGATGATGAGTACAAGAAAGGCGTTCTCTCTGGTTCTGTTGAACTCTCAGACAGCTATCTGAAACTTGGTATCAACAACCCAGAGGCTGCTTTCGCTCCTGCCAAACTGGGACAGCTTTTGCGCCTTAACAGGGGCATCTTTGCCGACAAAGAGGAGTGTATGAGACTGGTATCTGTTCTGAAAAACTTTGTGGCAAATGCAAAGGCAGAAATCCAGAAGCAGAAAGATCCGTCTGGCTCTACAGCGGATGTGTACCGTTGCCAGGTTGAGAGCAATCTGCCTAAGAGCTTCACGGTGAACATCCCTATTTTCAAGGGCACTGCAAAACAAGCCATTGAGGTAGAGTTTGATCACTACCTGGTAAATGGTGAAGTGCTGCTCCAGCTCGTTTCTCCTGGTGCAAACGAAGTGGCAGAGGAGTACAGAGATATGTGCCTGGATGAGGTTCTGGCAAAGATTAAAAACATAGCTCCACAAATTGCAATAATGGAGGTATAAATGCTCTATGTGGGAGGCGTGGGGCTTTCCCTACGCTCTCCCCTTAACAATCACAATATGGCGAAAAAAGACAAAACACCACAAATGCCTTTCAACTCAGTGGAGTGGCTAACGCTCCCTGCTGTAAGGAATCTGCCTCCAGATGTAAGGGGGTTGTGGATAGATATGCTTTGCTATATGTGGGAGAGTAAAGAGCGTGGTGTTATGGCTAAGCCAGATGGTGCAATCTACACGAGGAACGAGATAATAAGACTGGTAGGTGTGGATAGTTCTGGAAGTGAAAGCTGGCTGGATCAGCTCATAGCTACTGGCTTGTGTGTAGTTCGTGATGATGGAGCTTTCTGTAGTAGGAAGATGCTGAGACAGGAACAGATAAGTGCCGTAAGGCGAAAGGTAGGCAAAAAAGGTGGAGAAAGCACCAAAGCAAAAATTTTATCTGCTCCTATACCTACTACACGAACTCCTCCTGCTCCAGATCCTCCAGCAGAAAAGGAAGTTGCACAAGAGCCAGCAGACTTGTTTTCTGGTACTGAGGATGTGCCAGAGACACCACCACCGCTAACTCCAGAGCAACAGGCAGCAGCGGACAAAAAGAAAAAGTACAAGTATGCTGAATTTGTAACCCTTACACACATAGAATATGGAAAACTATGTGCCGAGTATGGAGAGGAGCCTACAAAGGTAATGATAGACATTCTGAACAACTATAAGGGTTCAAAAGGCAGAAAGTATAAATCCGATTATCTAACGATAAGAGGATGGGTAAAAGATAAGTATTACGAAGATCTACAGAAATATGGAAACAAAATCAATGGAGGGGCTGTTACGAATGCTGAATCATCAGATTCACCAGCGTATCGAGACACGCTTTAGCCTTTCCAAAATGGATCATAAAGAACTATCGGCAATGCTGCTAAACTGCTACAAAGCCGAGGTTATCAAAAGATACGCACAGTTCATTCAAGACAGTACGACTGAGGAAAGGATCAGCAAGGCTGCAAAGTGGATGATGGGGAATAATAAGTTCGGGCTTATGCTCTATGGTAGCTCTTGTGGAACAGGTAAAACGACACTTGCAAATGCGATGTGTAACCTGGTGAACTACTTGTTTGATAGCTGTTACAGCAACGAGCGGAAATCAGTTTACAGAGTTACGGCTATCAACCTGGCAAAGGCTTACAGCGAGAATCCAGACCTGTATAAACGACTGGTAAACCAGGAGCTACTTTTCATAGATGATATAGGCACCGAGCCTGTAAGCCTTAAGATCTATGGCAATGAGTTCTCTCCTATTACGGAGTTGCTTTACGCCAGGTATGACAGGCAGAGCTGGACGGTGATAACATCCAACCTTTCAGATAAACAAATCAGTGATAGGTACGGAGAGCGTATAGATGATCGCCTCAGAGAAATGTTTGACAGGATGCACTTTCAAGGAAAAAGTTACAGAAAATGAATACAAGTTTTGAGCGGAGTGCGAATGCCACCGATGAGTGGTACACTCCAAAGGAAATAGTGGATGCTTGCGGTAAGTTTGACCTGGATCCCTGCTCCCCAGAGCATAGGTTATGGGACACCGCTACAAGGCACATAACGCCCTCTGAGGACGGCTTGAAAAGTGATTGGGGGGGGGCAAAGGGTATGGCTCAATCCTCCTTACAGCAGACCGCTTATAGAGTGTTTTGTGGATAAGATGGTAGAGAACAACAATGGTATAGCTCTGCTCTTTAACAGGTGCGATAGCAAGATGTTCCAGGATGTGATCTTTCCCAATGCAACGGCTATCCTGTTTGTAAGAGGTCGTATCAAGTTCTACAGGCAGGATGGCACCAAAGGAGACAGCCCAGGTTGCGGAAGTGTTCTTATCTCTTTCGGAGAGGGAAATGCTGAGGCTCTGGAAAGGAGTAATATACCTGGTAAATTCATAAGACTTAAATAAAATCATAAAACAATTATGCAACACAAAATTTTTAGATCAAGCGACACGAATGTTATGAAGTTCGTGTTTGAAAAGGAAGATGTGGCAGTAGAAGCCGTATTGTACCGTTACAACTCTTACAAGGATAGAACAGTGATCTGCTGTTCAACACAATGCGGTTGCCCTGTGGGGTGTGCCTTTTGTGGTACAGGAAAGTTCTTTGTGAGGAACTTGACAAGTTCGGAGATCGTTGAGCAAGTCAAAACCACGTTATCATACATTGATTGTGAAACAAGCGACATACAGAAGTTTCAGATAATGTTTATGAGTATGGGAGAGCCGTTCTTGAATTATTCAGAATTGCAAGGTGCTATAGAGGAATTGCATAGCATATATCCCAATGCTCAGTTGCTGGTAAGTACATCCGCTCCTAAAAAGATGGGATCCGTATTTGATGAGTTTGTTGAGCTGAGCAAGCGTATCAGCAAGGTTGGTATTCAGTTCTCTGTTCACGAAAGCAACGATGCTAACAGGAGGAAGCTGATAAACACTGCAACAAGCCAGCTTTCAGAGATCGGTGCCTATGGTGAGAAATGGGCAATAGCTACTGGCAGAAAGCCATTCTTTAACTATTGTGTTCACGGTGAAAACTCCAGCGATGAGAATATAGCGGAGCTTCTTGAAAACTTCGATCCTAATGTGTGGGAGTGTACCCTGTCTGTGATCTGTGAAAAGGATTGCACTATGCAGAATGCGATTGCAAGTAAGCTGGATCTTATAACGAAATTCAGTGAAAAGATGGTGGCTGCTGGATATTCAATCCGAGTGTTTAACCCTGCTGGGCAAGATGATATAGGAGGCGGTTGCGGTCAGTTGTGGTACTTCCAGGAGTGGCTGAAAAACAAAAAGAACTGATATTATGGCAAAGATTATTCAAAAGAAAAAGGTTATTGTTACCCTCTGTAAGGTATTCCCTGTTGCTCATTTCAGAGCTGGAGAGCTTACTGGCTTTGATGGTAAGCTGAGAACAGGAGAGAAAAAGCACACAATCCGCTACAATGCCAAGAATGTGTGGGAGCAGCGGTACAAAGGCATTGCCTCTGGTGCAAAGTATCTTTCTTTGAGAGAGTGGACTGGCAGACCTTACAACTCAGAACAGAGAGAGCTTGCAAGGTGCGAGAAGATCGGACTGCAACATATCACTATGACTTATGGCACTGATGATCCTGTTCCCCAGGCGTGGATTGATGGAAAGAAAGTGCCAGTAGAGCAGATCGCCAAGAATGACGGTCTGAGTGTAGCAGACTTTGTGGAGTGGTTCTTTGGCAGCTCAAAGTCCAATGTATTTGAGGGTGTGGTTATTCACTTCACGGACTTTAGATATTAGCTATGTGTCCGCTGTGTAAGACAGACAGTCTGGAGAAAACCAATATAGGCGTTATAGGAGAGCGCAAGGTGCTTGTAAGATGTACCGCTTGTGGTTTCTCCTGGACTGAGACAACAAACGAGGTAAGAGGAAAGGACATTGTAACATACAAGATTATCAGAAATGGAAACTAATGCAACAAAAAGGACAGATATATTTCTCATTGATCCGAGAAACATTGTCGTGGTAGAGAATTTCAATGTGCGCAGAGATTTTGATCTGGAGGAGCTGAAAGAGCAAATCAAGTCAAAGGGCGTACTGAATCCTGTAACTGTTATCCCATTCAAAGAGGATGGTGAGGAGCATTACAAGCTGGTGGACGGAGAAAGGCGTTACAGGGCTACTATGCTGGCTATTGAGGAGGGCGCAAACATCCAGTACATTAAAGCCCTCAAAGCTCCGAAAGATGCAAGCCTGGAGGATCTGTATATAGAGCAGATGATGAGAAACGAGGGTAAGCGTTTCACTGAGTACGAATGTGCCATAATGTTTAGGCGGTTTAAGGAGGAGTTTGGCTACAGCCAGATAGAAATTGCCGACAAGTTCAAGAAATCCCCTGCTTTTGTCAGCAAATGCCTCTCTCTGCTGGATCTCCCTCCGTACATCCAGGAGAAGATCGTGAAAGGCGAGCTTTCGGTGAAAGCAGCAAAGGAGATAGCAGCAAACTATGAGAGTGAGAGGGAACAGGTGACGGCTGCAAAGACCGCTGTCAAGACCGCCCAGGAGCAAGGCAGGACAACCGCAACCAACAAGGAGGTTCTGAACTCTCTGAAAGATGCAAAGGAGGCTAAGACGGTAGCTGAGGCTCTGAGAAAAGTATGGGCGTATATGGATGGTGAGGTTATGGTGGATGTGGATAAGCTGGCAACCATCCTGGAGCGTACAGAGAACTTAAGAAAGGCTGTTAAGGAATATAAAAGAGGAGGAGAAAAATGAATCGTGAGGAGTTAAAGCAATCATTAGGCGATGAGCTTTGTAAAAGTTGCTCTTGGAAAAAAGGAGAGATAGACAGACAATGTGATGGTTTATGTGAGGGGCTTTATTGTGATGATGCTTTTGATGCCTTTCTTGATGAGAACGAAAGTTATTTAGATGATTTTGAGGAGGAATAAATATGGGAAAGATTGAGTGCAAGGTAGAGATGAAACCAAAGTTCAAAATAAAAGCGAGGCTCCCCAGGAAGATCAAAAAGGACATTATCAAAGTTTCTGGCAGAGAAACGTACAGAGAAATGATCGCCAAAATGGAGCGGTATTACAGCTATTTCGGATATGTAAAATTTAATATAAAGAGAAAATGAAAGTAGTATTTTTTGACCTGGAGACAACAGGCACTCTGGTAAACAAGCACGGCATTCACCAGTTGAGCGGAGAGATCATCATAGATGGTGTGGTGAAAGAGACATTTGACTTTAGAGTACAACCCAATCCCCAGGCTATGATTGAGCAGGAGGCTTTGGATGTAGCTGGAGTAACGAAAGAGCAGATCCTGGCATATCCTCCTATGAGAACGGTATTCAAGCAGTTTGTGGATATGCTCTCAACGTATGTAGATCGCTACAACAAGCAGGATAAGTTTTTCCTGGCTGGCTACAATAACGCCCACTTTGATAACCAGTTCCTCAGAGCCTGGTTTATCCAGAATGGAGATAAGTATTTCGGATCCTGGTTCTGGAGCAACAGCATAGATGTAATGGTGCTGGCTACTCCTTTCTTGGCAGAAAAGCGTTCCCAGATGGAGAATTTCAAGCAGGGCACCGTTGCTAAGGCTCTGGGTATTGAGGTGGATGATACGAAGCTCCACGATGCCCTGTATGACATTCAGATCTGCAAGGCAATATATGACATTGTTTCACCCTATAAATTGTAATAGATATGGAAAAGATCACGAAAGAAAACGTAGAGAGACTGCAAAATGAGCTTAAAGAGAAGCAGCAGAAAATGTTGGATGAGGCTAACGAGAAGATCACTGGCAAGGTGTTCTATCCTCCTTACTTTGAGAAGCGCAAGCAGCGACTTTCACCAAAAATCAAAGAAATGCTCCAGGAATCAGCCAAGAACAAGTATGAGGCTGTTGATGATTACGGAACGTACAGGACAGGCACGTTCCTACACCGTGCATCTGTAGTAACAGTGAGCAGGGAGGATGGCTTGTGGAGCCTCCATATTATCAGTGAGCATCCTGTTACACTGTCAGACATTAAGGAGATCCGCTACAAGTTCTTGCCAGATGACGTAATGATGGCAATGCTTTTTAGCCCAAGAGAAGTAAGCAGGGCAACTAAAGGCGTTATCCTATACCAGATACCAAACGGAACAACCGAGGAGGAGTAATGTACTATATCGGAATAGATACAGGCGTAAACACAGGGATCGCTATTTGGGACAACCGAAAGCGATCTCTGCTCCTGGTTGAGACAACAACCATCCATAAGGCTATGAAAGTCGTGGAGGAGTATAAGGAGATAGCGGAGAGTGAATCTACTAAGGTCGTAGTGAGGGTTGAGGATCCGAGACAGCGAACCTGGTTTGGAACGGAAAGGATGAGCAGGGAGGAGGAGCGCAAGAGGCTACAGGGCGTTGGCTCTGTCAAGCGTGATGCCTCTATCTGGGATGCCTTTCTGGAGGATCTGGAAGTTGAGTATGAAATGGTGGCTCCAAAGCGTAATGTTACCAAGCTGACACAGGAGCGTTTCAAGGCTATAACTGGATGGGAAAAGCGGACAAACGAGCACAGCAGGGATGCTGCTATGCTAATTTACGGATTCTGATGCTCTTTTTCGCCTAAAAGTGTGTTTATCAAACACAAATTCACTATCTTTGCATAAGATATTAACCAAGTAAATAAAAAGATATGATTTGGATCGTACTATCTGTTTTAGTGGCACTTGCCTTTGTGGCATTCTGGCTTTGTGGTGGTCGTGAGTGTATTGGCGATCAGTTTAACAAGCTGTTTCCAGATGCGCCTTTCCAAAAGGGCGATAAGGCACATATTTTCCTCAATGAGAAATACAACCGTACCGCTACTATCTCTGGAGTGTCAGAGAACAGGCTGTTCCTCTATGACAATAAAGTGAGTTTACCTATTGACTACAGGGGAAAGTTCTATGCTGTTGGCGTGGATGTGAACGATGGCAGCAGACTGGTGTATGTAGGACATAGCAAACATTTCCGTTTTGTCCGTGTGGCAGAATTGATCCGTAAGGTGTTCAATGTGATGGATAACTTTGAGAATCTGGTGGTGGATGAATCAAGCCAGGCAGATACAGAGGAGAACCAGGAGACAACCGAGGAGGAAAACGACAATGAAATGTAGTGATCTGACATACAGAAGTCCGTCCGAGCTGACACTGCTTGCTGAAAATCCCAGGAAGATTTCTAAAAAGGATTTTGAGCGACTGGTAGAATCCATACGGATAAACGGCTTTTGGAAGCACCGCCCTCTGGCTCTTGTTGAGCGAGAGGGCAAGCTGGTTGTATTGTGTGGCAACCAGAGGCTAAAGGCTGCAAAGAAATTGAAGCTGGCAGAGGTGCCGACCGTTCTGTATTCAGAGCTTACTCCAGATGAGGAAAGGGATCTTATCGCAAGGGACAATATCAACAATGGAGAATGGAACTTTGTCGTTTTGCAAGTGGATGAATACTGGAAAGATGTTGATTTTGACTTTATGGGTTTGACTATTCCCGATGAGGAGGTGGAGAAGCCCAGAAAGAAAGGAAAGAAGCAGGAGGATGAGCCGGAGGAACCAGAGAGTGATGGTGCCGAGGACACAGAAGATGAGGATAGCAGCGAGGATGAGGAGGAAAACGAAAAGGAGGCTTTCTATCGCTCGATGTTCAAGGATGTTCTGTATGAGAGCGACAACATCTATGAGATACCTAACCTGTTGCTTGAAATGCAAGCTGGCAAGGTTGAGCTGCCTCTATCTCCCTGGGGAGCTAACAGCCGATTGCGTAAGGATGTGGCTACATATCATTTCTATGTGGATGATTACAGGTTTGAAAAGCTCTGGAAAGATCCTATCAACCTACTCACAAGCGGATGCAAGGCTATTGTGGAGCCTAATTGTAGCTGCCACGATCAAACGCCTATCGCCTGGGGTATTCAGCTTATCTATAAAAAGAGGTGGCTTTCCAGGTATCTACAGGAATGCGGAATTAAGGTCTATGCGGACTTGAATGTATCTCACAAGTTTATTGAATATAACAAAATGGGGATTCCGAAAGGATATAATGCTTTCTTTACTCGTGGGCTGGACGGGTGGATGGAGAGCCTTAAGTCAGATCTCCAGGTAGCCCAGGAAATAAGCGGACTGGAAAAGCCGAATCTGATTGTTTACGGAGGAGGCACGGAGATCCAGGAGTTTTGCCGAAAGAAAGGGCTTTTGTATATAACGGATTTTATTAACGCAAAAAAGAAGTAAAGCAATATGGGAAGAAACTCAAGCGGTACCAGGGGAGGCTTACAGCCTGGAGATAGCAACTACAAGGGCAAGATCACTGGAGTAGAATCTTTGGTGAAGATGAAAGATCCCCAGATGTACAAGGAAACAAAGGCTGCAATTTCACGCTTCCACTCTGTTCTGGGTGTTCGTGAGAAGAATATCAAACTGGCTACTCTGAGTGCTGGCACACTGGGCGTACAGGTTTCCTCTGGTGGAAAGTCTGAGGCTATCTACCTCAATAAGTCGTATTTCAACAAGGGCAAAAAGGCAGTTGAGGCTTCCACAAGGAAAGGATATGCGAGTGGATGGCACACAAAGACAAACAAGCCACTGACTCATACAGTAACACACGAGCTGGCACACGCAACCTGGAACAGTTCTCTGTCTGGTGCTAATCACAAGGCAGCAGGAAAGGAGATTGCAAAGATGTACCAGTCGTGGAGAAAGGACAAAAAGAAGTCTGGCTACGGTGAATACTCCAAAACCAACATAGATGAGTTTTGGGCTGAGGCTACAACAAAGGCTGTTCACGGGAAAGCCGATAAATACACAAAAAAAGTCAAGGCGATCGTCAAAAAGTATAAACTATAAAGTAATTTTGTAAGACTTAATACAGGAAGTTATGGCAAAAATTGAATTAACCGCTGATGAGATCAAGGTGATCCAGCAGCAACTGAACGGAGAGATTGAGGTATGGAACGCTACTGATGAGCAGCAGAAGCACCTCACAAGTGTTATCCACAAGGCTGAGGCTCTGGAGGAGGAGCTTGACTACAGCGAGGAATATACTGATATGATTGCCTGGTTCTGGGGTAAGTACCAGGAGCAGGAGAAAGCTAACGAGTAATTCACCAGGTTAAGGGAATCGGGTACCTTTTGGAACGCCCGATTTTCTTTGCCTTATAAGTGTGTTTGTCAAACACGGAAATCAACGAAAAATCAACTGATGGGCTTTGAAAAAGGGAATAAGATAGGTAACAGGTTTACCAGTACAAACCAGCCAGCAAATGCTGGCAGGAAGCCCTCTGTATATAAGTATATCAAAACGATCACAGGTAAAAAGGTGGCTGCTGAAATGAGCAAGGAGGATTATCTGAAAGTGATCCGCTTTCTGATGGAGAGCACACCAGAGGAGTTAGAGCCGTTGGTAAAGTCTGCTGATAACAAGCCAAACAAGAAAACCCCTATCTGGGTTCTCAATGTGGTTTCCGCTATCAATACAGATATTCGGTACGGTCGTACCTCTACAGTTGAAATGTTATTTGATCGTGTGTTTGGTAAGGCAACTCAACCGATAGAAAGCGATGTTCAATTAACCAACAATAGCGTGGATCTGTCTGCTCTGACAACTGAGGAGCTGTTACAGTACAATGCCTTGCTGGAGAAAATAAAGTCTGGCAATGGCACGAAGTAAAGTTACAGATGTGCCGATGGCACTTGCAGTCAAGATGGAGTTGTTCAAGCGTGGGTGCTTTGACTTTATAACCGTCTCCGATGGAAAGAAGCACGAGAAGCAGGAGCAGGCTCTACAGATATTGACAGATGAGGAACACGCTGAATTTTTGTACGGAGGTGCTGCTGGTGGTGCTAAATCCTGGACTGGTGCTGCCTGGCTGCTTTTTATGTGTCTCTGCTATGCTGGCTCAAAATGGTTCATAGGCAGAGCTGAGCTTAAGCGTATCACTCAATCAACTCTGATTACATTCTACAAGGTGTGTCGGAGGTATGGTGTGGATGATGCGCTTTACAAGTATAATGGGCAATACAACTACATTGAGTTTTTCAATGGATCCAGGATAGACTTGCTGGATCTCCAGTACAAGCCTGGTGATCCTCTATATGAGCGTTACGGCTCCATTGAGTACACTGGTGGCTGGATTGAGGAGGGTGGAGAGGTGAACTTTGGTGCCTATGATACCCTCAAAACTCGTATAGGTAGGCACCTTAACGCAGAGCTGGGCTTGAAGCGTAAGCTGTTTATCACCTGTAACCCCAAAAAGAACTGGATGTATGATACATTCTACAAACCATCTTTCAAGGGGGATCTGCCAGCGTATATGTTCTACCTGGCTTGCCTGGTACAGGAGAATCCGTTTATAGATCCAGACTACATAGAGGGATTGCGTACCACAAAGGATAAGGTAAAGTTTGAGAGACTTTTCAAGGGTAACTGGGAGTACGATGATAACCCCAACGCTCTCTGCTCACACGATACCATTTGCGAGATATTCGGCAATAAGCTGGCTATACGAACAGGTACACACTATATCACTGGTGATATAGCACGATTCGGATCCGACTATGCCAGATTGGCTGTGTGGGATGGGTGGTTTATCGTGGATCTTGTTTGTTTCCCTGTCAGCAAGACAACGGATATTCAGACCTGGATAACTGCCAAACAGAAAAAGTACCGTATTCCCAGGCACAAGTGCATAGTGGATGAGGACGGTGTAGGCGGTGGCGTGGTAGATAATTGCGATATACAGGGCTTTGTGAACAACTCCACTCCTTTCAACGGAGAGAACTACCAGAATCTCCAGACACAATGCGGATATAAGCTGGCAGAGCACATTAACGCCTCTGAGGTGGGTGTGGATGAGGATCTGATAAGCCAGGCAGACAGGGAGGAGATTGTGAGGGAGCTGGAACAACTGCAAACCTGGAAAGCCGATTCTGACGGAAAACTGAAACTGAAACCAAAGGAACAAATCAAGGAGGATATAGGCTGCTCTCCAGACTGGAGGGATATGTTTTTGATGAGATCCTGGTTTGATTACAACGAGTACGATATTCCAGATGATATAGAGCGGAGATTAGGTATAACAGCATAAATAATTTGAACAATGGGACTGATAAACGTAATTACAAACGAGGTTAAGGCTGCTGTCGGTTATCAGCAGAGCTTTTCAGAGCTTCTGGCATCTAAGGATGTAACCAGGGCATTATCTATGATGAATAACCGAGCAGAGAAAGCAGCAGAGCACTTGCTGGAGTATGAAATCAGCAGCCATAAGATTATGGAGCGCAAGGATCGAGCTGTGTATGACAAAAAAGGCAACTTTTTACGCTGGAGCAAGAGAAACAAGTTGCCTATTCCCTGGCAAAAATACATTAACGAGATTGCGCTTGTGTTTCTCTATGGCAGACCTGTAAAGTGGTCGCAAGCAAGCGATGGAACGGACGATGCTTTCTCCAAGTACATAGACCTCTTAAGGACTACACGATTCAACGCCTGTGTAAGGGAGGCTAAGCGAGCTGCTGGAGCTGAGGGATGTTCTGCCATCCTCTACCATACCTACCAGGATAAGGATGGTAAGCCAAATCTGTTGCTGAATGTATTGAGCAGAGGCAACAACGATTATATCTACACTATCAAGGATCAGTACAAACGCCTAACGGCATTTGCCTGGGGGTACTACCTTACCGATGCTGGCAACAAGACTTCTTTTCACGTTGATATTTACACCGCTGATTCCATCTACAGGGCAAAGCGTGGAAATGTCGGCTGGGAGGTTCTTGTTATGCAGAATCCAGTTGGTAAAATACCTGTGTTGCTTTTCGAGCAGGATCCAGAGCACGCAGATGTACAGGCTCTGATTGAGAGGGATGAGAATATGGAGAGCACCGATGCGGATGTAAATGATAGGTTTGCAAATCCAGCGATGGTTGCTTCTGCTGAGATCCTTAACTCTCTGCCTAAAGCTGAGGAGGAGGCTAAGCTGTTTATTTTGAAAAACGGAGGTAGTGTTAGCTACCTTACCTGGGATCAAGCCTCAGAGAGCAAAAAGAATGAGTTTGAGAGGCTGGAGAAACATATCCTTTCCAAGTCGTTCACGCCTAACATTGACTTTGACAATATGAAAAGCCTGGGCAACCTTTCTGCTAAGGCGATCAGAAAGGTTATGCTGTTGGCTGTTATCAAGGCAGAGAGACACAAGGAAAGCCACGATGGTTATATGAACAGGCACGTTTCCATTATGAAAGCCATAATGGGTAATGTGTTGGATTATGCACACAAGGCTGAGTATGATGCTCTGGAGGTAACGCACGAATTTCAAGAGCCGTTTGGCGATGATGTGAGTGAAACGCTTGCCGATATTTCAAAGCAGTTCAATGATGGTGCTATGAGCCGTGAAACCTACCTGGAACTCTCCTATCTGGTTAAGGATGCAAAGGCAGAGCTTGAAAGGATCAAGCAGGAGGAGGCTGAGCGGATGGAGCAGCAAAAGGAACTTAATAGAATGGATGCGTTTGGGGAGGCTGACTAATGGCAAAGAAGATCATACAGAGACCAGCGTACACCTGTAAGGACTGCAAACACGCCACGGACTTCCATAGTAAAGCCCTGGATGGGCACTGTATCCTTTGCGAGTGCCCTTTCCACGAGTATAGCAAGTACCTAACCAGAGACTATTGCGAACACTTCACAAAGCGTATTTAATGAATGGCAAAGAAAAAGTACATAGACTATAAGAAACAGCAGCAGGAGCTTTTCAAGAGAACGGAGGGCTATGCTGCTGAGGTTCGTGCTATTTACAACGAGGCACTGGGCGAAATCATTAACCTGGTAAAAGGTACTGAACTGGAGGAGGGAAAGCCTTTCTCCTTTTCCGAGTATGGGTATAGTGAGGATGTAACGCCTATCTTTAGGAATATGTACAGCCGTTCCTACCAGGCTATAAGGAGCGGAGTTGAAAAAGAGTGGATCCTGTCAAACGAGAATAATGATGAGCTTGTAAAGAGTGTATTCGGAGAGCAATCTATAGAGGATAAGCATTTTTCCAGGCTGTTCCTTAGAAACAAGGAGGCTATGGATGCTTTCTTTGCCAGGAAAACAGGCGATGAGGGGCTGAGTCTCTCTCAGAAAGTATGGAAATACGCTGGTATGTACAAGGAGGAACTGGAGAATACTCTGGATCTTGCCATTGGAGAGGGTACACCAGCAAACCAACTGGCAACGAAAATCAAGGGCTATCTGAATGATCCAGATAGATGGTACAGGCGTTTCCGTGTGAAAATCGGAGAAGATGAGGAGGGAAACCCTATCTATGGGCGTAAGTGGAAACGCAGGGTGTATGATTCTGAAACCAACTCTTATAAGTGGGTTGATGATAACCCGAAAAAGTACCATCCTGGGAGGGGTGTTTACCGATCATCATACAGGAACGCCCAGAGGCTTGCCAGGAGCGAGACCAACATAGCCTATAGGGCTGCTGACTTTGAACGCTGGGGAGAGCTGGATTTTGTCGTTGGCATAGAAATCAAGCTCAGTAACAACCACCCAGAGCCAGATATTTGCGATGATCTGAAAGGCGTATATCCCAAAACTTTCAAGTGGACTGGCTGGCACCCTAACTGTAGATGTTACTGTGTCCCTGTGTTGGCTCCCCAGGATGTTTTGGATAAGATGCTTGATGAGATTCTGGATGGTGGAGATCCTGGAAACATAGAAAGCCCCAACGAGGAAAAGGAATTGCCGACCGAGTTTCAGAACTGGATAAAGAAAAATGAGGAGCGTATAGCCACGGCAACCGAAAAAGGAACTTTGCCGTACTTCATTAAGGACAACAAAACTGCTGTAGGCGAGATTATAAACCCTCTAACGCCCGAACAGAAACATCATAAGGAGTTAATAGAGAAATACGGAGAAAGTGCCGTAAAAAGCCTGTATGATGCCTTTGAGGCTTTCAAGGATAAGATCTCTGCTGGTGATCTTGCTTACCAGATAAAGAAACTGAAATTTGAAGCTCAATGGGTGGCAGACAAAAACAAGTTTCCGACCTCTGGAGAAATGGCAAAAATGCTCCAGGCAGAGCTTGAAAAGGTACAGGCAAAGTACGATCATCAGTTAGCTGTTGAGGCAGCAAAGCCAATCCTGGCATACAAGAGCAAGAGTAAGCCGTTAAATGCTATCCTGGCAGAGTTGAGTGAAGCGGTGGGCAATGATGCGACTGCAAACGAGATCCAGGCTATCATTGACAGAGCGAAAGCTAAGATCCACGATATAGAAAAGGCACGACTGGCAAAGCTGGCAAAGTCCGCTGGTGGTGATGGTTCTACTATAGACCTGTTCGCCTCTGCTGAGGAGAAACTGGAGGTTGCGAGATTGCAAGATCTGTATGAAAAGGCTCTGGAGAAGTACGGATCCCAGTGGAACGACTATGTGAATGATGCTTATGTGAGGCTGGCAGACTACAAAAAGGAGCTATCTCTTAAGTATCTTGACAAACAGGGAAAGCTGGTTAAGCTGAATGGGGAAACTGAGGAGCTGGCTGCTGAGGCTCTGGAGAAGTATGTGAACGCTCCAGAGAATACCCACGCAAGTACAATGGTTGGAGGCAGATTCCAGAAGTATAGCAGCGAAAGGCACAAGATCGAGGAGTACAGCAAGAAAACAGGCATATCAGAGGACGAGCTGGGTTTGGCGAATCGCTATACATACGGATCCAAGTGGTGCAATAATTACGGCTATGGCATAGTTGATACATACTTTGGAAAGGTTGAGGACTATGGAGGGTTGTGCCAGTTGTACTATCCAGCCCACAACGCAGCTCTGGAGAAGTTACCAAGATATAATGGCACCGTGTTCTCTGGAATCAGTTTTGATTCTATGCAACTGGATAAGTACATCCAGGAAATGAAGTCCTGTATGGCATCTGGCACGGAGTATGTGAACAAGGCTTTTATGTCCTCCACTACAAACATAGACCGTACAACCATATTCGGTGATAACCTTATGCTCGTTATCAAGAGTAAAAAGGGCGTGGATGTTAAGGCAATATCTCACTATCCAGGAGAGGATGAGGTGGTATTTAGAGCTGGATCCAAATTCAAGGTGCTCAATGTGTACCAGGAGACTACCAGGAAATACGGCTTTGGAAAGGGCTGGGTGGTTGAACTGGAGGAAATGTAGCAACAAAAAAGCGAAAGAGTTTTTGTATTCTTTCGCTTTCTTTCGTTTATCGCTTGCCTGTATTGAAAACCTCCTCCCAGTTGGTAGTGTCTCCGTATGGGTTCGGACTTTTACCAGGTAAATGATCTGTAATCAGCTCTGCTTTCCATTTGCTGTAGGCATCAGCAAGGCTTATGCTTGTGTCTGCTCTATCCAGGTATGAATAGTGAAACTCTCTCTCATATTCCCAGAATGAAGCTGCCAGGGGCTTCTGTGTGTCTCCCTGGTAAGGGTTCTCTTTCTCTCCCTTATACCATCTGTAGTTTGAATAGTCCTCTGTAATGCCAGAGAAAAAGCCCTCTTTGTTCCAGTCGTTACTTGCCATATCTGTTATTAAGTTTGTGATAATAGTCTCCGATCACATTCAGCATATCCTCTGGCAGATATTCAAAAGCCTTGTGTGATATTTCATCTGGTATTCCGAAAGCTGCCTCTGCTATGGATCCGACAATGGCACCTATCGTATCGCTGTCTCCTCCCCAGGTGATAGCCTTTCTGATTGCATCCTCAAAAGAGGAACTGTAACGCACGATCTTCAAACAGATGGGAACAGTGCCCTGGCAAGTCTCATTAAACACTCCAGGCGTGTAAGTGTGGTGCAGAAAGCCTGGATAATATGTGTTGCCTACTGCCTCCAGTACTCCAGGATCAAAGCCTTTCCGTTGTGAGAAGATAGCGTGTGCCACTGCTTGCGCTCCCTTAATACCCTCTGGGTGGTTGTGTGATACCTCCGCTGTCTTTGCAGCCTCCAGCAGTACCTCCTCTCTGTGTTCAAATGCCCAGGATACAGGTGCAACCCTCATAGCGGATCCGTTTCCATAGCTGTTGTATGGTTCGTGGTTCTCTGAGACTATCCACCTGGCAAAGCTACCACCATAGGCTCCCATTGGGTTAGGGTATCTCCTACACCATTCTACCAGCTTATCCTTGTAGCTGGCTCCTGTATTGATAGCATCGGCAATGGCAATGGTGCAGATGGTATCATCTGTAAAGTTGTTCTCCCTGGTGAACAGCTCAAAATCTCTGTTATCTGTGTTGTGGAACTCAAAGCGAGATCCTACAATGTCTCCTATTATTGCTCCTATCATAGCTATACTCTTGTTATTTCATCCAATATGATTCCTGCTCCTCTGTAGTATGAACTCGGTTGATAAGTGCATTTTTTCTTTATGCTTTCCGTGCAAATATCATCCTCTTTTTCAAACTTCATTACCTCCTCCGATTCTTTGGTTATGTTTATACCATCGGTAACTCTGTACTTTACAAATAAGATAATCATTTATTGCCTCCTTTCTTAATGCCTCTGTTGGTGTTCTTTGTGTGGAGTATTCCACGCCTTATGATTGCTTTTCTGCCTTTGTACTCTCCGCTGTTTATTGCGCCCCAGAGGGATTCTTTATTGATTCCTACCACCTCTTTAGGCAGTGTGTCATAAATGGCAGCAGCACATCCGAAATAGTGGTGTTTCTCGTAACCGCTGGGAGGATCCAGCAGCTCAACGTGAATAATGTTCCTTTGTTGTTTCATCCTCAAATGGTGTTAGTGACAATTCTTTTGTTATACCTCCTGTTTCGTTTGTGTATGTTCGCTCATAGTGTTCTGGGGTTTCAAGCATAGGCTCTCCGTCTATTATAACGATTTTACCCACATACTTTTCTTTCCCTCCGTGATATATAACCCTGTTTTCCATTACTCTGTTGCCTTGAAATTGTAGATTGGCTTGATAATATCCTCTATCTCCACCGTGTCAGCTACAGCCCTTATAATCTCATCCATCGGCTTGTAGGCTTGCGGTGCTTCATCTATGGTTTCCCTGCTTACAGAGGTTGTATAAATTCCGCTCATTGATTCCTGGTACTCCTCCATATCAAGCAGTTCCTTTGCCTTGCTCCTGCTCATCAAACGCCCTGCTCCGTGTGGGGCTGAATAGTTCCAGTCTGGGTTGCCCTTACCGATACAGATAAGTGAGCCATCACGCATATTTATCGGGATAAGTAGCCTTTCTCCAGATTCAGCACTTACGGCACCCTTTCTGAGGATCATTCTGCTAAAGTCAATATAGTTGTGGATTGTCTCAAATCGGCTTACCTCGGTAAATCCCATAGCCTTAATGATGATTTCAGCCATAGTGGCACGATTAAGAACGGCAAACCTCTGGACTATTGCCATATCATTTATGTAGGCATCAAAGTTCTCTCCTGTGAGGTGTGCCAGTTCCTTATCCTGGCTCGGTGTGTGGATGTTCTTTATGGCATCCTGGATCTCCTGTTCTCTCCCCTCCGCTTTCAGTCTGGCAATGGTGTTGCGTATCTCTATAGATCTGTTACTATCCGTCTTTGCAGCCAGATTCTGGTAGTGTTTGCACACATCACCGCCCAGCTTTCTACTGCCAGAGTGGATAACCAGGTAGTTCCTTTTCGTTTTCTCTGAGTGATCCACCTCTATAAAGTGGTTTCCTCCTCCGAGAGATCCGAGAGAAAGGTATGCCCTCTCCAGATCCACCTGGCTTGCGCAAATGAGCTTAGAAAAGTCAAACGCTGCTTTCTGAGTGTTGTGTACATTGAATCCGTTAGGCACAAGCTCCCTTATCACTGAATCCAGCTTTTGAAAGTCTATGTTCTCATCAGCCAGCTCAATAGTGAGCATACCGCAACCAATATCAACGCCTACCAGGTTGGGAGTTACTTTGTCGGTTATTGTCATTGTGGTACCAACAGTACAACCTTTGCCAGCGTGGCTGTCTGGCATTATCCTTATCACTGAGTTCTCATAGGCTGGATAGTTTGCCAGTCTCTTGATCTGCTCGTATGCCTCGTTCTCGAAAGTTTCGGCAAAGATCTTAACCTCTTTCCCTGTCTTAGTTCTGATTACTTGCATATCTCTGTGTGTTTATTGAACGCAAAATTACTATATTCTATTTAATATAACAAACATAAAGCCGTTTTTAACTGTTTTCAGCCACTATAACGAGCTTTGTTCCATCTGGGTAACGGAAAGCCTTGTTGAATAGCTTTTGACACCTCCTGGGAGGGTTTATGTATGTTCTATGGTTCTCATTCCATAGTGTACAAACTCCACGGTCGGATGGAGAAAGCCTGGAAGATCCAGAAATGAAAAAGGGGCACGTTCCGCAACTGCCAGGCTTATCCCAGAATTTTGTTCCGTTTATCAATATCATTTCTCTCTGTTGATTATTAGCTCTGGGTTATCGTGAATGTCCCCTATCACTTTTAGTGTGTGGTATTTTTTCCAGGATCCTAACGAATAAACACCAACAAAATCTTTCCCTTTCTCTTGTAATCCCCAGGAACCCATTTCTTCGTTCCATTTTACCTTTGCGATGTTTATATAATTATGTTTTAGATCTCTAATTTCTACAATATCGCCTTCATAAATTCCGACACCATTACTATCCTTTACGCCTGTATATTGACTGATTGTCTTTGGTTGTGCCAACTCAAAATTGGCTCGTAGTATTTTCTCATCTTCTGATAGCTCTATTATACAAAACTCGTGACATAGGTAGTATTTTCTGCCAACTTCGATTATTTGTCCGTACATCCACTCTTTAGGGAATGTTTGGCATTTGGCTCTAAATAAATTTTTTCTTTCCATATTAAAAATTACTTATATCAATTTTATGTACCTCAGTAAATTCAAGGGTGCCTCTGTAGCCTCTTTTGTAAAGCTCTTGCATCAACTCCCTGGGAGTGTACACTGAAAGTCCGTTTTTTTGCCCCTCCAGTAGCTTTTTAACCCTCTCCTGCTTCTCCTTATGTGCTGCTTTCTGGCAGCTCTTACATTGGCACTGTAAACCATCCTTTGTCTTACTGTTCTTGCTGAACTCTGATACTGGTAACTCCTTACCACATTTTGAACAAATCTTTGTTTCCATAATTATTTCATCTCTGATTCTAATTCAATGAAATTATCTATAACGCCCAGAATATCCTCGTATTCAAACATTAGGTTCTGTTGTCTTTCTGTTGCCTCTCCAGACAGGTGCAGATCCTCAAAGTGATCGTACTTTTTCTGTATGTCGTTGCGCTGCTTTAACAGTAGCTTTGAAACCGCTTTGGCTTCGTTTGGTCGGAGAGCCAGCATCTGCTCTGTTTCTCCAGGTTCCCATATCCATTTCATTATTGTACCTCCTCATCTTTACAGAGTACCACATCACCGTCTATCCAATCACAGTAGTGTAGTGGATAGCACGGTGTTTCTGTGCCAGCTTCGTTGCAGCCTCATTTGTTGGGTATCTATCTTTGCCATCCTCATTGATAACGAGTATTTCGCCATTCTGGAGGTTCACGATCTCTATGTAGCCATCCACATAAGCCTGTAGCTCCTCAAGTTTGAAATCCGTGCCGTTCTGAGGCTGGATCTCCTTTCTTGTTCCGTCTGATTTAAGTAGTGTTGCCATCTAAGTTGTATGTTAAATTCTTTTTTGTATTTGATTTATGAGTATTTGAACCTCTTGGTCAAACTGTGCTTTTTGTTCTTCTTTGAGTATATTAGCAAATGTTTTTATTTCTGAAATCATAATTTCCTGGGCTTCTTTTCTACTCAACGAAAGAGACTTAATTTTATCTATACCTATATCAGTTGTTTCTGTCTCGCTTGTCGTGTCTGTAAAATTGAAATTCCCGATTTTAATTTCTTTGAGCCACATTTCCAACTCTTTTTTGTCGAAGTATAGTACTTTGCCTCGTTTATAATGTGGAATTTTACACGAATAGCATAACTTATATATAGAACTCTTAGACAACCCTGTTACTGTAGCAGCATCGTTAATATCTAATACACTCTTAGCACATAACAAAGAATAGTATTCTATTCTATCTAATTGTCTGAATATCCTATCACATATTGAATCAATCCGATCTTTCATTTTTTAGCCTCCTTTCTTGCCTTGTGTACTCCTCTGGTGTAATTCCGTTCAACGGCTCTAACATCATCGTATTTACTTTGCGCAACTGATTTAATTCTTTTAGGTGCGTTGCCAACCCATTCCGCTTCTACTCCTTGCTCTTTCAGAGTGTCAGTGATAAAGTCTTTTATAATTCCCATAGTAACCCCCTTATTTATCCTCATAAATGGTTCTGACAGCTTCCAGGGTTTCCGCATCCACCAGGGCAATACGCTTGTAGTATTTTTCGCACGCAGCACGGAATCCACCACACCAGGCGCATTTTTCTTCGTATGTCTTGATACACTCCTGTTCTGCTTTGTCTAACTCTCCGATAGCGCAAAAAGCCACACCGATACGGATCTCATCGCTACGATCGTGCTGAAGCACTCTTAAGTAAGTTGGGTTTTGTTTGTTCGTTGCCATAATCGCTTTGTTTTATGTGTTAGTATTGTCCGTAAGCCCATCCGTATTCTTTGAGGTGCCATTGTTTATAGGCTTCTGCAAGCTCTCTGTATTCGGATCTAAGTTGCTGTTTTTCACTCTCGCTTTCAGCCTTTGTAAAGGCTGCCATAAGTCTGAATTTCTCTGTGATAAAAGTGTGCGGATTCATTGTTCCCATAATCTGAAATTTTATAGTGTTGCATTTGTGGGAGGGTTGCCCCTCCCATTGATTGTTTAATTGCTTCGTGCCCACTCATCAAAGGTATTATAGTAGCCTGTTCTGATAAATAGCATATCTCCGCTACCATCGCCCCACCAATCGTTACAGTGAGAAATATATCTGCCTATCTGGTTGTGGTTCGCTGGGCATAGCTTCTTGTACATTGATCGGAACATCTGAGATACCACACGCCCTTTGAAGTGTCCTCCCTGGCTGGCATCATTTGTACAGTAACCATACATATAGACTGTTTCAATGTTTCCGTTCTCATCCAGAAACTCCATTTCTGAATCTCCCCAGCCTCCAAAGATGATCGTGTCTTTGAGTAGTTGCTGCTCATCTGTTGTGAGCACTGATACAATTTCCTGTACTTGTTCGATTGTTGCTTTCATAATTCGGTGTTGCATTATTGGTTATTATTTTTTCAGAATCTCATCTAAAAGCTCTTTGTCGGCATCCCAGAGGTTGTACCCTGCTGCTAATTTCCTCCTCAGATACTCTTTCTCCCCTACCATAGCTATAGCCTTTTCTCTGAGATCTGAGGCACTCCACTTTTCGGCTTGTTCTAAAAGGAAGTTGGAGAGGCGTTTACGCTCCTCGTAGAGTTCACGGACTAAAACCGTCTTTCTCTCAATCTCTTTCAGAGCTGTAGGGTTTTCCATCCAGAGCTTGCAGAACATATCTTTGTCAAGGTCGGTGTTCATATAGCACTGTTCAACCTCTGAATATTTTTCTGCTGGAACTTTCAAGCCTGTTCTTTCTTCAAATTCTTTCTGTGTCATATCTGAAATACTTTTATTTGATGTTGCATTTATTATGTGTGTTCTCCAAACACATTGCAAAGATAGTGTGTTTTATTTAATACGCCAAACATTTGAGCAACTTTTTTCACTCTGAAATTTACCAGGTAAATATAACGCATTGAAAATAAGTTGATTTACTTAGTAAATTTCTGTGTTTGACAAACACATTATTTGGGAAATAATTTCTACCTTTGTATGCAGAATGATGAGCTAATAACAATTAAGCTAAATAGATATGAACAAGAAACTCTTTTTGAAAGTCAAAGACCTGTGTAAGGACACTGGCGTATCAGAGAAGTGCCTTAAAGCGATAACCGAAAAGATGGGTGGCAGCATTGAGGATGATTCTACTGATGAGGAAGCTATCGAAACAACTGCAAATCTGATAGCTGATGTTGCAAAGGAAACGCAATCAGAGGCTACAAGATGGGCAAACAAGAAGCCTAACAAATCTAAAGATGAGGAGGAGGAAGAGGATGAGGAGGGAAAGAAAAAGCCCAAGACAACCAAAACCAAGCCCGAAGATGAGGAGGAGGAAGATGCAACAGCTAAGGAAATTGCTGAGCTGAAAAAGGAGCTGGCTGATATGAAAGCCGAGCGTTCTAAGGGTGAGCGTTCTGTTGCTATTGCTAAGGCAATGGCAACGCACAATATCCCTGCTAAGTTCCGTGATCGCCTCGCAAAATCAATCTCAGATGAGGATGATATAGAGGAGGCTGTTAAGTCTATGAAACAGGACTTCATTACAGGCGGTTTGATGACTGACGATTCAGAGGGTTCAAAGGGGGCAAGTGAAAAGCAAGTTGATGAGGCTGCTGATGGCTTGCTCGAATCAATCACCGTTAAATAATTTATGTACAATGAAACGAAAGACTGCTTCATTCACGGGCACACGCCCGATCTTTACAGGTAGTCCCTCTATTGTGCAAGGTGGTTTCAACCTGGATGTAGCTAACCAGGCTTTTGCCGTTGGTGATGTTATTCCTGCTGGAACGCTTGCCATTAGGGATGAGGCTAAGAGGACAGTGCAGATCATTAAGACTGCAAAAGTCTCTGAGGTGGATTCTGAGGACACTACCAAAGTGAGCCTCTATGTAGATGAGTTCTACAAGCCGTGTTTCGCTGTTGGCGATCTGGTGCTTGTGTCTGGATCTGCTGCCACGGCTATTGCCAGTGTTCCGAGCATTAAGGCGATTGAGAAAAAGGGTAACGCCTATGTTATCACTCTCTCTGCTGCCATTGCTGGATTGAAAGCTGGTGATGTCCTGGAGGAGGTTATCTCCGATGGTCAGACCACCGCAAAATCAACTGAGAGAGGAAAGGCAAACTCTGTTACCATCTGCGATGTGGAGGTAGATGAGTTTGAGACCTCTGTAGATGTTTCGGCTGATACAATGCAATACGCAATGTATGAAAGGCGTGTACCGCCTATCCCTGCCAGCCAGAAAGATGCTACAGGAGCGTTCTTGAATGCCAACCCTCATATCAAATTAACCCAGTCGTACTAATTGAAAGAGAGGTTAAAGTATGAAATCAATTTTTTCAACATTCAAGAGTTTGCGCAAGAATGGCGCACCGCTCGATCTCCTGGCTACCTGGAGAAAGACCTTTGATAAGGCTTCTGAAAGGGAGGTAACTCTTTTCCAGAAGATGTACTCCGATCAGTGGTGTACTTACAACGAACCTCAGATGTCTTTGACTGCTGAGGCTATCGTGGGTAAGTACAATATGCGCTTTATGGCAACCCTTATCGGTGATGAATCACCTACACCTATGAGGCGTTCCGATGGCTTCGATCTCTGGACTAAGGAGATTCCTCGTGTAGGTCATAAGTTCCCGATGCACGCAAGGGATTACCGTAAGCTGATGGAGGTTTATGAGAATCCGAGAATCAAGGAGGTAGATAAGGTTAAGCGTATCGAAAACACGCTCAAACACGATGTGCAGGATGCTTACCTGGGATGTAAGGACGTTATGGACTTCATTCTCCTTATGGCATTCTCTAACTGGGGTGTAGCCCAGTTCAAGCCAGAGATCAACAATCCTGGTGGTCGTGAGTATGAGGTGGACTATGTTATGCCCGAAACCAACAAACTCGTTTCTGGTGTAAACTGGACTTCTGCTAACACCAAAGCTGGCAAGCTCCAGCCTATCCTTATGCTGGCTGCAATCTGTTCAGACCTCCGTAACCGTGGCATTGAGCCTGGTGAAATTCTGATGAGCCAGGAGCTTTACTACTGGCTCCGTATGGATCAGACAACTCGTTTGCTGGTTCACGGCTCAGACAAACAGGCTCAGACCGTAAAGAAATCAGAGCTTTCAGACCTGCTTGCAGAGAACGAGATCCCAGAGATTACCGTTATCACTCGCAAGATGGGTGTGGATAAGGACGGTAAGCGTGGTTCTGTTGAGCCGTGGAATCACAACTTCATTGCCATTAAGCCTGCTGGTGTGATTGGAGAAATCCAGCCTGCCATTGAGGATAGTGAGCTTATGGAGGAGGACAACGTGGATTACATTGACGCTGGCAACGGTATTCGTATCGCTAAGTGGCGTACTGGTGAATCTACAGGACAGGTTGCTGCTGAGTACACCCAGGGTTCAGCTCGTTTGCTCCCTCTCATTACTGAGATCGGTGCAATCGTATGTTTCCAGGTTCGTGGTATCACTGAAAAGGAGATACCTGCTGGAGCAGATGGCAGTGAGCGTACCTACTGGACTAAGGCAGAGTATGAGACTGCAAACAGTGTTGAACTCGGTTAATCGTGTGAGCTATGTTTAAGCTGAAAGTTATTAGGAAATTCCAGGATAAGTACACTGATGAGGTGTACTTGCCTGGTTCTGCCTTTGAGACAGAGGAACTGAGCCGTGTAAACGACTTGGTAAAGCGTGGCTTGTGTGATTTGGTGGAGGTTGTGCCTGTTACTCCTGCTGCTCCTACCAAAGCTGATGTAGTTTCTTTCAAGGGTGCAGATTACCCTCTGGATGAAATGAAAGAGGCTTTGAACGCTGCTGGGGTGAAAGTCGCTGCTAATGCTGGCGTAAAGGGCGTTTCCAACGCTATTGAAAAGCTCTCTGAGGAGGAGGCTTTGAAACTCTCAGAATCCCTTAAAAAGGAGGAATAGGTATGTATAAATTGACAAAGTACGATGCACTGATCGGAGAGCTGGAGCCTTACACTCCCAGCCGTTTATCTCTGACTAAAGCCCTTGCTGATGCAAAGGTTGAGGATCTGGAGGGTGAATACAATCCAGACACCGATAAAAGGGGTATTGCTATAGCTGCTATCAAAGTCTTAAAGAGGATGATAGTGCTTACCAGCGATAGCCTGGGCAAATCATCACAAGGCTATAGCGTGGAGAAGCTGGAGAAGCGTATCAAGGATCTTTGCGATGAGAACGGTCTGGATGCCTCCGAATTTGTCAATCTACCATCTATTACTGATGGCTCTAATATGTGGTAACTATGGGTAGGAATAACGGTACATTCAGATATACGGCTCTCAAGGAGGGACAGCGAGATCCTAAAACAGGATTCATTACCGCTGGCGCCTCTGAGTGGCTTGATGGCTGTGAGTGCCAGATAGACAAATCCATCCCTGCCAAAAAGGTTATAGGAACGGACGGGCAAATCTACACATACACTTATGATGTGTTTATCCCTAAGCATTTCAACGGTGTTCTTGTTGTAGGTGCCCAGTTCCAGATAATCAGCGAGGAGGGTGTAACGGATGAGTTTACTATCCAGGGTATTGATGATATGAACAGGAAATACATTGAGGTATGGGGATAAAGCCGATGTTTGGAAGTGGAGCCGTGGCTGCTAAGGTTATGGCTTTCCAGCAAAACCTGGAGAGGGCAACGGAATTTCTGTTGAAGTATCTTGGTGAGGAGCTGGCAAAGTACGCTAAGGATAACCACAACTACACCGATCAGACAGGCAACCTTACTAACTCTATTGGCTATGCCGTGGTGCGTAATAAAGAGATAGTTTACTCTGGTGGGGAAAACCAGCCTGGAGAGGGTTTTCAAGAGGCGTTAAAAGTGGCTATGAAGATGGCTGCAAAAGCCGATGAAACTTTCTCACTCATCATAGTAGCTGGAATGAATTACGCTGCCTATGTAGAGGCAAGAGGGTACAATGTTATTCTGCCAGCGGAACTGAAAGCCAAAAAGGATTTTCCAGAGGCGATGAATAAGCTGATGGAGAAAGCGAAAGGCAAAGCAAATGAATTGTTTGGAACGAGCTTATGATAACGACTGAGGAAATAGCTGTAACGGTTTACCAGATGCTCCAGGAGAGCGAGGTAAAGACAATGATCTCTGGTGTTATTGACTATGAGAGAAACGACTATACCAAAGAGGATGTAATCATTATCCCACACCGTATAGACGGAGAGGGTTCGGTGCGTTTCGGACAAATCAACGTGAACATTCACGTTCCAGATGCCACAATACCACAAGGAAAGGGCAAATCAGCACATAGAATACATTTCAGTAGGCTCATAGAGATAAGGGCAAAGGTTATAGAGGTTTTGAAAAACCATTATGAAAGCGGAATGGGGTACAACTGGACTATAGGGAGCCTCAATCCACCGATTAAGGAGCCAAACCACGATGAGCACTTTGTTTCCCTGGCTCTGGAGCTAACAGTGAGAAACAGTAAGTATAATCAATAAAAACAAAGAATTATGCCGATTCAATCAACAATGGGTTTGAAAAAGATCTACGTTCACCCAGCTTTGGATGATGGAACGATGCCAGCCAACGGAGAGGGCTGGTTAGATCTTGGCGATGTGTACCAGGAGACTTGTACACTGACAGATGAAGATCCCGAAGTAACCGAGCACAAGTCGGAGACCTCCAAAAAGAAGAT